ACACAATTTCAGGTACTACATTAACATTTACAACGGCACCGCCAAATGGTGCATCTATTGAAGTTGTTGAATTAGTTAATATGTCGGCACAATATGGTGCTACAGGTTCTTCAGGACCGCAAGGTGCCACAGGAGCTACCGGTGCGGCTGGCACTAACGGTGGCCAAGGTTCCACAGGAGCCACAGGTCCTACAGGAGCTACAGGTTCGGCTGGTACTAATGGTGGTCAAGGTGCTACTGGAGCAACCGGACCACAAGGTGCCACAGGTCTTGGTGCAACTGGAGCAACAGGTGTTGTTGGACCGCAAGGTGCTACGGGATCCACGGGTGCCACAGGTCCTACCGGAGCAACTGGACCACAAGCAACTTTAAGTCCTAGTAACTACATCACTCAAGCGGTGATGGGTTCAAATCAAAGTATTCCAGCAGGCACAGATACTGTTATTCAATTTAATACAGTAGATTTTGATCCGCAAAGTTGGTTGAATACAGGCAGTTATCAAATTAAACCTACGATAGCAGGTTACTATGAAGTTACTGTATCTGTTGATATGCCATCCTCAACGAGTGCTAATTCTGGTCAACAATACAATTTACAGCTTCGTAAAAACACCAATAGTTTTACGATTACACAAGTACCCGAAAATAGTAATACGGCCGTTTCATTGATGGCAACTAGAATCATTTATTTGAATGGTTCAACAGATTATATTACTGCATCCGTATATTCAGTAGGAGCAGTTACTTTATCGAGTGGTTCTGGCAATTGGATGACTGTTAAATTAGTTGCTTATGGAACTGCTGGTACTAACGGAGCCACGGGAGCCACAGGTGTTACAGGAAATACAGGTGGTCAAGGTGCCACGGGTTCTACAGGACCACAAGGCGCTACAGGTCTTGGTGCTACAGGAGCCACAGGTGTTCAGGGTGCCACAGGTACTGCTGGTACAAACGGCACTAATGGTAGTCAAGGTGCTACGGGAGCCACAGGTGTTACTGGAGGCCAAGGTGCCACCGGAGCCACAGGTGTTACAGGAAATACAGGTGGTCAAGGTGCCACAGGAGCAACAGGACCTACAGGTAGTGCCGGATCAGCTGGTAGCCAAGGTGCCACAGGTGCAACCGGTGCAGCTGGCGGTTTTACAACAAGTTCTAATGCACAAGTTAACTCACTTGGCGTCAATACAGCCGCATCAGGCTCAGCTGGTGAAATTCGTGCTACAGGTAATATTACTGCTGCTTACTCTGATGATAGACTTAAAAATAAATTAGGCAATATTCAGAACGCTTTAGATAAACTGATGACACTAAGCGGTTTCTATTATGAAGCCAATGAGTTAGCTAGAAGTTTGGGTTATGGACCAGAAAGACAGGTTGGTGTATCAGCACAAGATGTACAGAAAGTGTTAGCTGAAGTTGTAGTGCCTGCACCTATTGATGATAAATATTTGACCGTACATTATGACAGAATTATACCATTAATCATTGAAGCAATCAAAGAGTTAAAACAAGAGATAAATGAAATGAAGGAATCTAAATGGCGTTAAATTCTTCTGGTCCAATTTCATTGGTTGGTTGTTGTACTGGTGTATCTATCAGAAAAGAGTTAGGTCTTTCTGGTGCTTTAGGTATGACTTGTACCGCTGTTAGAGGATTGGCTGGTGTAGCAAGTGGTGCTATCACGATGCCTGGAAATTTTTATGGTAAAAGTGCCTCAGTACCTTATATGTGTATTACAACAGTTGGCGCAACTGTTTACACTTGTTGTTCATATTTTAATTGTGGTAATATTAAAACGGCTATTTGGTTGGGTTCCGGATCATTTACTGTTAACGCACTTGGAACAACATCAGGATATGGTAACCGTGTGGGAACACTTTTTGCTGGCGGTGGTGGCGGCGGCAGCAATTTTAATGCCGGCGGCGGTGGAAATATAGATGGCGGTATTCATCCGAACTCGGTATCTGGTATAGCAACTTGTGGACAAGTTGTAACACAAAGAACTTATAGTGTTACTGTTGGTGGAGGAGGATCTGGAGGATCTTCTTGTACAGGAGGCAATGGAACCAATAGTTTTATTTCTTGTTTTACCAGTTCTGGTTCTGGCGGCGGTGGCGCTCGAAACATATGTTCTGGTCGATATGGATGCAGCAGCAGCGGGTGTGCTCGGTATAGATCTTGTAGTTCAAAATCAGGTTCTTACGTTGCAGGTGCAGGTGGCGGTGGCGCTTCAGGAACTGGTTCTGGTGGCAATGCGTGTGGTGGTGGTAATGGTGGTACTGCTGGTTCTCCTCCTGGTGGTTATGGAAATAGAGTTTCTGCAGCTGCTTCACCAGGAGGCGGAGGAGGTGGAGGTTATTGCAATTACCACTGGAATTCATCCAATGGTTTGGCCTGTGGTCGACAAGGTGCCAATATTGGTGGCACTCCGGGAAACGCTGGTGTTGGAGGAATTGCCATAAACGGTTCAGTAACAAGAAGTCCTGGATCAGCAACTCCAAATGGATCTGGAGGCGGAGGCGGAGCAAGCGGACGTTCCGCTGGAGGTTCAGGCGCCAGCGGATTTGTTGTTCTTAAATGGAGATACAAATAATGGCACATTATGCTAAACTTGATTCTAATAATGTAGTTGTTGAAGTTATAGTTGTTCGAAATGAAGATTGTCTTGATGAAAATGGCAACGAAAGTGAATTGGTTGGTCTAAATTTTTTGGAAAAAATTGGACTTACTGGAAAATATGTTAAAACGAGTTATGGTTCTATTGGTAATGTACATTATAACCACACACCAGAAGGCAATTCAATTAGTGGTAAATCGGCTTTTAGAAAAAACTATGCAATGATTGGCGGTACTTATGATGCTGATAGAGATGCATTTATTCCAATTAAACCCGAAGATGATCCAAACAACCCAGATAGATATAAACTTAATGAAGAAACTTGTCTATGGGAAGACACTTTAGAAAAACCTGTTAATATAGGAGTGAGAAGAATATGATAAACAAGTCTGATGTAAAACTTGTAGATAATGTATTTGTTAAAATGATGCATTTGAAAGCTATTGGTGATGTACATGCCGGCCATGCACATTTGTTTGACCATATTACTTTGCTTGCAACAGGTTCGGTTAATATGAAACATGATAAGGGTGAAGAAGAATTTACGGCACCACAGTTAATTGTCACACCTAAAGGTATCACGCATGAATTTATTGCTACAACTAATGATGTTCTTTTATGTTGTATTCATGCTATTCGTGATGGTAGTACAGTAGACGATGTGGCTGAACAAACTATTACACAAGAACAAGCAGCAGAATTATTAACTAAATTTCCATTAATTGAAATTGTTACCTAAAGTTCTTATTGTTAAAAATTTTGTATCGCAAGATGTTTGTGATAGCTTGAATGCTTGGGTTGACGAAGGTGTTAAAAACAAATGGTTGGATTTAGGTGTTTCTAAAGGTGATTCAAAATATTCCAAAAGATTAACATCCAGAATGTATGGTAATAGATTTGAATATCCTGATGTAGCATACGAAACCTTTGATAAAATAACCAAACATTTTGGATATGAAAATCTTCAAAAAAGTGTAACGGGTGGAGGTAAAAATGGAATTGTTGTAAGTTGCACTTTTCCAAAAGGGGATGTGTATTTACACAAAGATCCAAAAGAAGGCACTTTAGATGTTTTAAGATGCAATATATTGACACGCAAAGCAGATATTGGTGGTGTATTGCATGTGGATGGTGAACAGATTGATATTGATGTAGGAGATTTGCATTGCTATGTGGCATCTGCTTTTCCTCATTATGTGACTGAGGTACAAGGTTCTACCTCACGAGTTTTATGGATGTTTGGATATCAAGTGTAAAAAAATTAATATGTTTATAAATAAAGAGAGAAATTTTATTTATCTAAGGGTTCCTAAAACTGGATCCACTTCAATGATGAATTATCTAATAGATAATTTGGGAAGTAATGAAGGCACAATTCATACACTTATGAATATATTTCAATGGGAAGGTAAAAATCTTCCTGTAGAAAAAGAAAAATTGTGGCCACATTCAAATATAACTGAAATTCTAGAACATAAAATTATAGACAATCATTTTTTAGAAAAAACAAATATATATGCTTGTTTAAGAGATCCTGTAGAAAGATTTTTAAGTTGTTGTTACCACTTTGAAAAACTCGAAGACGATGTAAATAAATTGGTTGAAAAAGGTTTGAAATTATACACAGAATTAAATTTTCCAATTTTTTGGCCACAATCAAATTGGTGTTTGTTTAATAATAAACCCGTAAATAAAATTTTTTTATATAAAGATTTTGACAAAGCCGCACAAGAAATGACTGGAATTAAAGGTATTGTTAATTATCAACATAGAGATGATTCAGAACAAATTAATAATGTGACAACTTTAGATTTCAATTTAGTACAAGAAATTGAAAAACTCTATATTGATGATGTCATTTTATATAAATCATTAATTAGTAATTCGATCTAATCACCAATCCTCCTATTAGATAAATAGAAGATAATAGGAGATATTGGATGGCAACCCAAATAACTAACAGAAATGACTTTAAGTCTTTCTGTATCGACAACAAGTATTGTAGATGGTATTTTAATATCATAGACAAGGCTTTGGCTCGTGGTTGGACCAAAAAAACATCTCCAGTCTATGTGGAATCTCACCACATTATTCCCCAAAGTATATTAAAGAACAACGATACTGTCATATTGACGGCTAGAGAACACTTTATCTGCCATTTGTTGTTGCCTAAGTTTTTAGAAGGACAATATAAAAGAAAAATGGTATTGGCTTTACATAGGTTGACTTTTGGAAATAAACAACATAAACCAATTTATGTAAAAAATTCTTCCGCTTATGAGAAAATTAAAAAACAATCTTCAATTTATTTGTCTGAAAGAAGTAAAGATTATTGGAATAATATTACCGAAGAACAATTCAAAGTAAGGTCGGAAAAAATAATTAAAAGCAATACGGGAAGTAAAAGACAACCTTTAACTGGAAAATTAATATCCGATAAAGCCAAAGAAAGACTAAAAGATAAAACAAAACATCCTTTATATGGCGTTGGACATTCCGAAGAAACTAAAATTAATATGTCTTTAAATGCTCCAGCTAAAAAATATTATTTTGTAAATGATAATCAAAAAATAGAAGTTTTCAATTTAAGAAAATTTTGTAGAGATAATTTGTTAGACCAAGGTGCTATGACAAGAGTTAACTCAGGTAAACAAATAAATCACAAAGGATATAGTAAATGGCAACAATAACAAATAGAAATGACTTTAAAGAGTATTGTCTCCGTAGATTAGGATTCCCGGTAATCGAGATAAATTGCGATGACCAACAAGTGGAAGACCGTATTGATGATGCTTTGCAATATTTTGCGGACTACCACTTTGATGGTACACAAAAAGTATACTACGTTCATGCCGTAACTGGTTCTGAAATTGTATCCTCAATAAACATTTCAAATCTTTATTCCAATAGTTTGATGGCCAATTCTATGTTGATTGGTGCCACTTCAGGTTCTGTTGCGACACTTAGAGATGGTGCTTTTGGTGGTGCCAACAATACAACCATTTATGTTACAGGTAATCAAGCCTTTTCTAATGGCGAATCAATTCTTTACTATGATAGAAGTACAGGTTTAACACCTACTGGTGCCAGTGTGGTATCATACTTCATGGGTGATGTAGACAAAAAATATTTAGACCTATCCAATACGACAGATTCTGAAGGTAATCCAATGGAAATCATTGGTGTTCCTAGAATCTTTCCTGTTACCGATTCACAGGCCACGGTCAATATGTTTGACCTAAGATACCAACTCCGTTTGAATGAATTGTATGACTTCACCTCAGCGTCCTATATCAACTATACTTTGACACAACAACATCTACGTTCACTAGAATTGATGTTCACTGGTGAAGTTCCAATACGTTTCCAAAGACATATGCAAAGACTGTACATAGATTGGGCTTGGGGTTACTCAGAAGCACCAATAGGATCCGTGGTTGTGGCTGAATGTTATGCCAATATTAATGCTGATGTATACAACAAGGTCTGGAATGACCGTTGGTTGAAAGAATATGCCACGGCTTTAATCAAACGTTCATGGGGATCCAACCTCAAGAAGTTTAACAATTTACAATTACCTGGCGGTGTGACACTAAACGGTGATACTATTTTTAATGAAGCCGTAGAAGAAATCAAAGCGTTACATGCCGAGATGGAAACACAGTACGGTTCACCGCTTGAATTCTATTTAAATTGAGCAATAACTTTAGTGGTGCTCAAATGTCCTTTTTGTAACATTTCCAACCTTTATGTTGTGTTCTTAGTCCACAAGCAATAGCTCGCATATTACCAGAATTCAATTTATTAGAAATACAAAATTCTTGTAAATTTTTTATACTGATAATAATTCCGTTTGTATGTAATGGATGTGTTACTAACCATTCTTTAGATTTATTTTCGGATATTTTATTGCAATGTTCTAAGGACCTAATAGGTTTTTTCTTTCCTTTTTTGGATAAACTTAAATTGATTTTATGTCTTTTTGATTTAGGTTTACCTTTCAAAGCTTTAGATATTTTTTTATTTCTTTCTTTAGAAGAATAACCGAAAGAACCGTCACCGCCATCTGTTCCGTTTCTCAATATACCGGTACACAAATCTTTTCGTCCATACCATCTTATCAATCTTCTTTCAATTGCTAAAGCTCCAACTTCTGTGAGATTTTTTTCTATTATAATAATTAAAGATTTATCTTTAGGTATACTAACATTGTGTTTTTTGTAAATCCTTTGTCCAGAACCTTTTCCGATATAATAAGGTGTGCCATCTGTTCTAAGATAGGCGTAGACATAGAAGATTAATTGTGGTGTATAAATACCCATGCTGATGCTCCTTTCAAGCGTTAGAGTATGTGCGGATGCCAGTCCGGCGACATACACTTATTTATAAAGGATTATATTTTGGCGACCAATCACTATTTCGGAAATTATAATAATAAAGGTGAGCAGCGCCTAATAGAAGATATAATTGTGGAATCCATAAAAGTGATGGGTGTTGATACTTATTATCTACCAAATGATAATAGTCAAGCTCGTGATTTGCTTTACGGAGAAGACCCAACCAAAAAATTTGAATCATCTTTTCCAGTTGAGATTTATGTCAATAATTTTACTGAATATGGTGGCGAGAAAGAATTCTTTTCTAAATTTGGATTGGAAATAAAAAATAAAGTAACTGTCACTATGTCTAAGCGCTCTTTTTCTGAAAGAGTTCCACAAAATACTTTTACAAGACCAAGAGAAGGTGATTTAATTTATATTCCTTTTCTTAACGGAACAGGAGAGTTGTTTGAAATTACTTTTGTTAATCAAACTAAAGACTTCTTCATGTTAGGTCGACAAGTACCATATTTCTATGAATTAGACTTAGAGAAATTCCGTTACTCACAAGAAGCCATTCAAACTGGTAACGATGATATTGATTCTGTGGTTACTGATTCAGCATACACAATTAATCTTTATATGAGTGGTACGAACAATATCAATTACACCTTTAAAGAAGTTGTATTTCAAACACCAGACTATACACAAGCCAATGCAACTGCTGTGGCTCTAGTTCAAACATGGACTCCAAGTTTAGGTTTGTTAACAGTCACCAATATTGCTGGTGAGTTTAACTTGAATCAACTTGTTATTGGTTCTTCAAGTAATGCACAATCTACTTTGGTATCGTTTGATCCATTAGAAAATCCAGCAAGAAAAGAAGTATATGACAATCAGTACATCAATATACAAGGTACTGATATTACCAATACTTCAGAAATTAATCCGTTTGGAAAACTATAATGGCAGCTAATGTATTCTATAATCGTGTGATGAGAAAGATTGTTGTAGGTTTTGGTAACCTATTCGACAATCTAACTCTTGTTCGTTACAATGCTGATAACTCTGAGGCGGAACGTTTCATTGTTCCTATCGCCTATGCAGCCAAAGAAGTTTATGTACAAAGACTTCAGGGTGATCCTAATCTGGACAAAAAAGTTCAGATGACTTTGCCAAGACTATCATATGAAATGATGGGTCTAAAGTATGATACATCCAGAAAACAAAATACAAACATCAGAAACTTTGCTTCGACAACTGGTGGTGTTGTGTCTCAATACAATCCAGTTCCTTATGATTATGATTTTAATTTGTATTTGTATGTAAGAAATATTGAAGATGGTACACAGTTGATGGAACACATTCTGTCATACTTCACACCAGACTATACAATCAAATTGAATTTAATTCCTGAAATGGGAATTGTTAAAGAACTTCCTATTGTTTTGAATTCGGCTTCACACGAAACTGAATATGAAGGTGATAGAGATATAGATACCAGAACAATCATTTGGACTTTAAACTTTACTGTTAAAGGCTTTGTTTATGGTCCTATATCAGATGTTGGTGTCATTAAAACATCCATCACCAATATATACAATGAGATTTTACCTACTGATGTAGTTCAGTTTACTATTGAACCTTCAAGTGGACTTGGTGAATATCAAATTGGTGAAGTTGTTTATCAAGGTTATTCCAAAAGTACTGCCACAGCAACAGCTAAGGTGGTTGAATTTAATAACAATATACTGCAACTATCAAATATAAATGGTAACTTTGTATCATCACAATCCATTCGAGGTGAAGTTACAAATGCCAATTATACCTTTACATCATACAACTTGACGCCACAGAAATTTGTTACTATCACTACGGTGCCCAATCCGTTGAATGCTAATGCTTCAAGTAACTATATAGCAAATACAACCATTCAGGAGTTTAATTAAATGGCTTTAATAATCAACGGCGGTACAACATTCACAGGCGGCATTACTCTCAGGTCACAAGTAGTCGATCCTTATGCTCCTACAGTTTCATCTGATGCACCTTTTGCTGGCCTGCAAAGTTATTACTTTGAAGGTACACAGAGTCGTTTACATTATGACGCTTCTCACTTATCATTAGGAACAGATTGGACAATTGAATGGTTCCAAAAAGAAACTATTCCAAACAATTTCCCAAGGCCTTTCTGTGTTGGTGATAATTTAATGGGTGTTAGTATGGAAGGTGGAGAACCAGGAACATTCTATATTGAAGAAAATACTCATTACCATAACATCTATTCTGTAACTAGAAGGGGTGCTTGGCACCATTTTGCCATATCGTGTGTGGGTGGTACAGTTACTGTTTATCAAGATGGTGTTCATCAAGGAAGTACTTTCTCATTTACTGGAGTTGATACAACCGGCCAAACTTTATTCCTTGCAGGTAAAGCCGGTGCATTAACAACAGAATATTTTGGTGGTTACTTAACCGATATGCGTTGGACAGTTGGTGTTGGTGTTTATACAGGCGACTTCACAGTACCTTCTACACCATTACAGTTAACACAATCTTCTGGAACAAATATTCAAGCAATTACATCAGGCCAAGTTAAATTCTTCTTGGAACCTGGCCGTGATTACTTAGCATAATATAAAGATTTATTATGAATAACTTTGACAAGAACATGGAGCAAATCTTTGATGTGACTCCTACTGAGCCTAAGAAGGCACAGCCGATTGTTACGACACATTACAATCCACCAAGCGATGACAAACAGGACTTGGTGGATGCGTATCAACAATCCAAAGAAAACATCCAAGAGATTATTGATTCGGGCAAAGATGCCATGGAAGAAATACTCCAGATTGCCAAAGCAGGTCAACACCCAAGAGCCTTTGAAGTCTATGCCACACTTCTAAAGAACATGACAGAAGCCAATGATAGACTTCTAAAGATTCAAAAAGAGATGCGTGAGATTGAAGGCAGAAAGAAAGATTCTGGTACCACAATTGATAAGGCTATATTCGTAGGATCAACATCCGAATTGAGTAAATTTCTAAAAGGTAACAATGGCAGTTAGTACAAAAGATTCCTATCGTGATAATCCGCTACTGAAACGTGCGGGTGTTGAAGTAAGTTATTCACAAGAACAGATTGAGGAGTATATCAAATGCTCTCAAGATGCCATTTACTTTGCCATGAAATATATGAAGATTGTTAACGTTGATGAAGGTTTAATGCCTTTTAAGATGTGGCCATTTCAACAGGAGATGTTACAACTTTTCCAAAACAATCGTTTCGTTATCACTAAATGTCCTCGTCAGGTGGGTAAAACCACTACCACCGTGGCATACCTTTTACACGCAACTATCTTTACAGAGTCACAGAACGTAGCCATTTTGGCCAACAAAGGTTCTTTGGCTCGTGACATTCTAGCTAAGTATCAACTGGCCTATGAAAATTTACCACAATGGTTGCAACAAGGTGTAATCACTTGGAACAAGGGTAATGTGGAACTAGAGAATGGTTCTAAACTGATTGCTGCATCCACATCCAGTTCTGCTGTTCGTGGAGGATCATTCAACATTGTATTCTTGGACGAATTCGCTTTCGTTCCAGCCAATATGGCACACGAGTTCTTTAACTCCGTTTACCCTGTTATTTCATCTGGTAAAACCACAAAGATTATTATCGTGTCAACACCGAACGGAATGAACCTATTCTATAAGTTGTGGTCTGATGCGGTCAATAAGAAGTCTGATTATGTACCATTTGAGATTCACTGGTCGATGATACCAGGTCGTGATGAGGCCTGGAAAGAAGAAACGATTAGAAACACATCACTACGACAGTTTCAACAAGAGTTTGAAACCATGTTCTTGGGTTCTTCAAATACATTGGTTTCTGGTATCAAGTTACAGAGTTTGGTGTATAAAGAACCAATTGCCAACCATGACCTACTCAAAATCTATGAATATCCTATCAAAGAAGATGGCGAAAAGAATCTCAAAGACCATTTGTATGCCATTACAGTTGACGTTTCTGAAGGTAAAAACTTAGATTCATCAGCCTTCTCGGTGTTTGATATCTCAGAAACACCATACCGACAAGTGGCTGTATATAAGAGTTCGTCTATTTCACCAATTCTATTCCCAACGGTCATCTATAATGCAGCCAGATACTACAATGATGCATATGTTTTGGTGGAAATCAACAATAATCCTGAGGTGGCTATGACACTTCATGCGGATTTAGAGTATGAAAATTTACTCAAAGTGTATACAGGTAACAAACAAGCACAACAACTATCTGCTGGATTCCAACGTGGAACACAGATGGGTCTAAGAATGTCACCATCAACCAAAAAAATTGGTTGCTCTAACCTCAAGACATTGATTGAAACTGACAAGTTACAAATTTGTGATTTTGATACCTATTCAGAATTGACCACTTTTGTGGCCAGTAAAACATCGTTTGCGGCTGAAGAAGGTGCTAATGATGATGTGGTAATGACTTTGGTACTATTTGCTTGGGCAGCCACACAAAAGTACTTTAGAGAAATCGTTAATCATGATTTAAGGAAACAACTTCAGTTGCAAACTATGAACCAAGAAGATGATGAGACTCTACCATCAATGATTATTGAAGACGGACTCGAAAGACCTCTAATGATTGAAGGTGGTGATGTATGGGAAATGGCTGGTTCTGAAGATATTTACTCAGGATACTTCAGAAGCATACACAAATAATGTAAAAACCGTTCTTCATAAATATCCTCATGGTAATCACTGCCAAAACACATAATAATTCAAGGAGAATAAAATGGCATTTCAAATCTCTCCAGGCGTAAATGTATCTGAAGTAGACTTAACAACAGTCGTACCTTCGATTCTATCTACTGCTGGCGCATTTGCTGGAACATTCAATTGGGGTCCAGCGAACAAAGTGGTCTTAGTTGACAGCGAAATAACTTTAGCAAAAACATTCGGTGATCCTGATTCTAACTCAGCAATCTCTTTCTTTACCGCTGCCAACTTCTTGGCTTACGGTAACAATTTGAGCATTGTTCGTGCGGTTGGAGCCACATCAAACAATGCTACTGCAAATTCTAGTGCAAAGATTCAAGTTGATAACGCTGACGTTTTTGAAGCATCTTATCTAAACAATAACAATTCTAATACATACGGTGCTTTCATGGCCAGATTCCCTGGTGCCATGGGTAACTCATTAGAAGTCTCTGTTACTGATGCTACAGGTTTTAGTGCATGGGCATACAAAGGTTACTTCACATCAGCACCAGGTACATCAGATTTTGTTGCAAATGCTGGTGGTGCAAACGATGAGATTCACGTTGTTGTTGTTGATGCTGGCGGTTTATTCACAGGCACTCAAGGTACTGTGTTGGAGACATACGCTTTTGTATCTAAAGCTTCTGATGCCACATTGAATGGTTCAACAAACTACTATAAACAAGTTATTTTCAATAACTCTAAGTATGTTTACGCTGTTGATCCTGTTGACTATGCTAACACAAGCGCAACTTGGGGTCAAACTGGTAGCACAACATTTGCTACATTGAACGCAAGCAAATCTGTTACATTGGTTAACGGTACAGATGCAAAACCATCAGATGGTAACTTAGAAACTGCATATGGTTTGTTCCAAAACAAAGAAAACATCAATATTTCTTTGGTGTTGACTGGTGACGCTGACATTACGGTTCAACAATACGTTATTGATAACATTGCAAATGAACGTGCTGATTGTATCGCTTTCATTTCTCCACCATCTTCTAATGTTGTTAATCAAGCTGGTAACGAAACAACAAACATTACTGCTTGGTTGGCTGCATTGAGTCGTTCAACTTCTTATGCAGTTGCTGATTCTGGTTGGAAATACCAATTTGACAAATACAACAATGTATATCGTTGGATTCCATTGAACGGTGACGTTGCTGGTCTATGTGCTTACACAGATACAGTAAGAGATCCATGGTTCTCACCTGCTGGTTTCAACCGTGGTGCAATCAAGAATTGTATCAAGTTGGCATGGAATCCATCTAAGACATACCGTGACACATTGTATGCAGCTGGTGTAAATCCAGTTGTATCCTTCCCAGGTCAAGGTACAATTCTTTACGGAGACAAAACACTACAAGCTAAACCATCTGCATTTGATAGAATCAATGTTCGCAGATTGTTCATCATTCTTGAGAAATCAATTGCAACAGCAGCTCAATACTCATTGTTTGAATTCAATGACGAATTCACTCGTGGTCAGTTTGTTGCTCTAGTTACTCCATTCTTGAGAGATGTACAAGGTCGCCGTGGTATTACTGACTTCAAAGTGGTTTGTGATACAACAAACAATACTGGACAAGTTATTGATACTAACCGTTTTGTTGGTGACATCTACATTAAGCCTGCTCGCTCTATCAACTTCATCCAGTTGAACTTTGTTGCTGTAGGCACTGGTGTTGACTTCACAACAGTTGTTGGTGCAGTCTAATAAATACAACATAACAGGAGAAAAGAATGGCATTTAATGTAGCAGAATTCAGAGCGAATATGGTTGGAGACGGTGCCCGTCCCAATCTATTCTCTGTTTCTTTAAATTTCCCTACTATCGTAACTAACGGCAATGCAGCTGCTCAGAAAACAACTTTCTTGGCTAAATCTGCACAATTACCTGGATCAACAGTTGGTACTGTAACAGTTCCATATTTTGGTCGTGAACTCAAGTTCTCAGGTAACAGAACATTCACCGATTGGACATTGACTATTATTAACGATGAAGATTTCTTGATTCGTAATAGTCTTGAGAATTGGATGAACGCTCTTAACAGTCACGCTGGTAACGTCCGTAACGCTAACGCTGTTGCACCTGCTGGTTATTCAGTAGATGCCACAGTTACACAATACGGTAAAGCTGGTCAAGCACTAAAGACTTACAACTTTGTTGGTTTATTCCCAACTGATTTGGCTGCTATCGACCTAGACTGGGGATCAAACGATACGATTGAAGAATATGCAGCAACATTTGCATTCCAATACTGGGAAGCAAATACTACTACCTAATATATTGATGTTTTTATGTAGAGGAGCTTCGGCTCCTCTTTTATGGTTATTTGAAATGGAATTTTAAAAAATATGGCAGCAATCAATAAGTTTTCTCTATTCGGTTTTTCTATCTCTCGTGATAAGAACGAGCAAGAACAATCGGTACAACAATCGTTTTCGCCTCCAACGAATGACGATGGTGCTCTGACGATAACTTCTGCAGCATATTATGGTACATATGTAGACTTAGACGGTACAGCAAAAAATGAGGTTGAGTTAATCTCTCGTTATCGTGAGATGGCCATGCAACCTGAAATAGAATCGGCAATTGATGATATTGTTAACGAAGCAATTTGCCAAGATGATGATGGTAAGATTATCGATATCGTATTGGATAATCTAAATGAATCCGAAAAGATTAAGAAAGCTATTCGAGCAGAATTTCAAACTATCCTGAAACTGTTGAACTATAACAACATGGCTCAGGATATTTTCCGTAGATACTATATTGATGGTAAAATGTATTACCACATTATTATCGACAGAGAAAATCCAACTCAAGGCATCAAAGAGTTGAGATATATTGATCCACGTAAACTACGCAAGGTGCGTGAGATTAAAAAGAAAAAAGATGAACGCACTGGCGTTGATGTAATGGACGTAATCAATGAATACTATATTTACAACGACAAGGTCACTACTGGTGCATCTAGCAATTTTGGTCCTGTTGGTGTTCGTATCACTACTGATTCCATTATTTCAGTTGTATCCGGCCTTATGGATTCACGTAGAGCGGTTGTGTTGTCGTATTTGCATAAGGCAATCAAACCTTTAAATCAATTGCGTATGATTGAAGATGCGACAGTTATCTATCGCATCTCTCGTGCACCAGAACGTAGAATTTTTTACATTGACGTTGGTAACTTGCCTAAACTAAAGGCTGAACAGTACCTCCGTGATATCATGGTCAAGTACAAGAACAAGTTGGTATATGATGCCAACACCGGTGAAGTCAGAGATGACCGTAAGTTCTTGTCTATGATGGAAGATTTCTGGTTGCCACGTAGAGAAGGTGGTAAAGGTACAGAAATTACAACATTACCTGGTGGTCAAAACTTAGGTGAGTTGGAAGACGTTAAATACTTTGAACGTAAACTATACAAGTCGTTGAGTGTACCAATCTCTCGTTTGGAACCTAATCAAGGTTTCTCTTTAGGTAGAGTATCTGAAGTAACTCGTGACGAATTAAAATTTAGTAAGTTTGTAGACAGACTCCGTAATAAGTTTGCGGATGTATTTGACCAAGCCTTGAGAGCACAATGTGTACTTAAAGGTATCTGTACTGCTGAAGAATGGGAACTGTTTAAAGAACACATCTATTACAACTTCATCAAAGACAACAACTTCACAGAGTTAAAAGATGCTGAGTTGATGAGAGAAAGACTATCTCTACTCAGCGAAATCGATCCATATACAGGAAGATACTTCTCTCAGAAGTGGATTCAAAAGAATGTATTACGTTTGAACGACAATAACATTGCTGAGATGCAAAAAGAAATTGATAAAGAGAAAAAAGAAGGCCTTGGTTTACCAGTTGAGGTGATGAACGGTGTTGCTGGTCAAATGATGGCATCAGATATTCCACAACAACCACAACATCCAGATGATGTGGCTGCGGATCAAGCGGCAGCGGAACAAGAAGCAAAAGCAACTGATGCAGCTAAATCCAAAGCCGAAGAAACAACATTTGGTAAGTTAAAACGTATATTATAAATAGGATCCACAAAGGAGATTAACATGGACACAAGAGCAATTATAGATTATGCAATGAACGATGATGCTAAGGCAATGCGTGATGCCTTGTATGCCTCTATCCACGACCGAGTTAATGCACATATTCAAGCTCAAAAAGTGAACGTAGCACAAAGTCTTTTTCCAGAAGAACTAGATGATGAAGTTGAGTCTGAAGAAGAATACAGTCAAGAGGAATAATAAATGGCTAACGCTTTTACATATCAAGTCATAAAAGACACCACAGAAAAAGCAGTTATTAAATTAACTGGTAAGTTTGATGGTTCCGGTCAAGAAGACAATGCACACCGTATTCAAGCAAATACTTTGTACGGTGCTTTGGACGCCAATGGTGTTCCACTACACACAGCAGCTAGTTTAAGTAACACTGCTTTAGACTACTATGGTCTATCCATTTTCAGAGTGTGGTACGACTGTGTTAATCCAAGTGCAGCAGATGTTGATATTTACTGGAATGCAAATCCAACAGAAACTGCTCTATTGGTTTCTGGTACATATGAATATGACGGTGCAGCAAACTGGGTAACAATACCCAATTCAGCAAAAGCAAACAATATGGTTACTTCATGTAATGGTGATATTGGTGTTCGTACAAGAGGTATGGCTGCAAATAATTCTTATACACTCATTATTGAGTTGCGTAAAGACAACTCTACTTACCAACGTGGTCAATTCAACGACCCAGGTGCTTTCAACTACGGACCATATGGTGTCAGACCATGAAACTAATTAAAGAAATCAACGAAACCGTTAACTATCTTGTAGAAGAAGCTGACGGTAAAAAAGTCCTTCACATTGAAGGACCGTTTTTGGTTGCGGAAAAGAAAAACCGTAACGGTCGTTTATACGAATATGCAACGATGAAAAATGAAGTTGCTCGTTATACTAATGAGTACATCAATAAGCATCGTGCATTTGGTGAACTAGGACATCCTGAGTCACCATCTATCAATCTAGACCGTGTATCACATTTGATTACTTCTCTTAGAGAAGATGGTACAACATGGATTGGTAAAGCAAAAATTCTCGACACACCAATGGGTGCAATTGCCAGAAACCTTATTGAAGGTGGCGCACAACTAGGTGTATCATCACGAGGCATGGGTTCATTGAAAAATGTTAACGGTGTTAATGTTGTTCAGAACGATTTTTATCTAGCCACAGCGGCTGATATTGTAGCAGACCCTTCTGCGCCTGGAGCTTTTGTTCAAGGCATTATGGAAGGAAAAGAATGGATGTTAGTTGAAGGAGTGTGGACTGAAGTTGACCAAGCGCAAGCTATCAAAGAAGTCCGCAAAGCTTCTCAAAGAGATAT